TATTTCTCCAGAAACCCTTGCGGAAAGAAGGCATCCCGATGCCTCAGTTGAAGGACTGCTTAGTAAACAAGTCAGGATCAGTGGAGATTATGCCGTGTGTGCCAATGGAGCACAATATCGCAAAGACATCCACGGGTTTCTTCCTGAGATGATGCAGAGGATTTATGATGACCGTACGATATATAAGAAAAAAATGCTCGCTGCCAAAAGGATGTATGAAGTGGAGCCAAACGCCTCGTTACAAAGAGATATTAGTGCATTCAATAACATCCAAATGGCTAGAAAGATACAACTCAACTCGGCTTATGGTGCCATTGGAAATCAGTACTTTAGATACTATAACTTATCTAACGCTGAGGCAATTACTCTTAGTGGGCAGGTATCGATACGCTGGATTGAGGGTAAAATGAACACCTACCTGAATAAGGTACTTAAAACTGAGGACATTGATTATGTTATTGCTTCTGATACCGATTCCATTTATCTTAATTTGGGTCCTTTGGTTGAAACTGTATTCGAGGGCAGAGAGAAAAGCGATCAAAGCATTGTTAGGTTCCTTACGAAGGTGTGTGACGTGGAACTTGAAAAGTATATCACGCATTCTTATGAAGAACTGGCAACCTATGTAAATGCTTATGATCAGAAGATGATTATGAAGCGTGAGAATATAGCAAACAAAGGTATCTGGACAGCGAAGAAGAGATACATCCTTAATGTATGGAACAGTGAGGGTGTACAGTACAATGAACCTAAGTTAAAGATGATGGGTATCGAGGCAGTCAAGTCCTCCACCCCTGCTTCCTGTCGTGTAGCTATTAAGGAAGCATTGAATGTTATTATGAACGGTACCGAGGATGATGTACAAAAATATATCTCTGGGTTCAGAAGTAAATTTGAATCCCTTCCTCCTGAGGACATAGCATTCCCTAGAGGATGTAACAACCTTGCTAAGTTTACTTCTTCAAATGCAATCTATACTAAAGGTACTCCTATTCACGTACGTGGTGCTCTCCTATATAATTTCCACGCTAAGAAGAATAAGATAACACATAAGTATCCTTTAATTCAAGAGGGTGAGAAGGTTAAGTTCCTTTACTTACGTACACCCAATATGATTCAGGAGAATGTAGTATCATTCTTCCAGACTCTTCCATCAGAATTTGGACTTGACAAATCCATAGATTACGATCTACAATTCAAGAAGAGTTTCCTTGATCCCTTGCAGGTTATCCTTGATACGATTAACTGGAAGGCAGAGAAAATAGCATCCCTTGAGGACTTTTTTGTATGAGTAATTTTTTAGAAACCGTAGTATCGGACATTGGTAATGAGTACGCTTCTGTTGTTAGTGATGGTGTCGCTGCTGGTGACACTAGTGCGTTTATCGATACAGGTTCGTACATCTTTAACGGACTTGTCTCAGGAAGCATCTTCGGGGGAATCCCTGCTAATAAGATCACAGCTATTGCAGGTGAGTCAAGCACAGGTAAAACTTTTTTCTGTCTTAGTGTCGTACATCACTTTCTCGAATCTAATCCTGATGCTGGCGTTATTTACTTTGAGTCTGAGAGTGCTATAAGTAAGAAGATGATTGAGTCACGTGGTATAGACTCTAAGCGTATGATGATAGTACCTATAACCACCGTACAAGAGTTCAGGACGCAATCAATAAAGATATTGGATAAATACTTGCAGCAGGATGAAACAGATCGACAACCATTGATGTTTGTTCTTGACTCTCTTGGTATGTTAAGTACTACCAAGGAAGTAGAAGACTCGGAAGCAGGTAAAGAGACACGTGATATGACACGAGCTCAAGTTGTGAAGTCCATCTTCAGAGTCTTAACCCTTAAATTGGGTAAAGCAAATGTTCCCCTTATAGTTACGAATCATACCTACGATGTTGTCGGCAGTTACATCCCTACTAAAGAAATGGGAGGCGGCAGTGGTCTCAAATATGCCGCGTCTACGATCATATATCTCAGCCGCAAAAAGGAAAAGAGTGAGAAAGAAGTTGTTGGAAACCTTATTAAAGCTAAGACAGCAAAGTCAAGACTTACTAAAGAGCACGCGGAAGTAGAGACGAGATTGTTCTACGATGAACGAGGACTGGACCCCTATTACGGACTACTCTCACTTGGAGAAAAATACGAAGTATTTAAAAAAGTTGGAAACCGATATGAGATTGGAGAGGCAAAAGTTTATCCGAAAAATGTTTATGAGCATCCTGAAAAGTATTTCACCAACGAGGTTCTTCAAGCATTAGATGAGTGTGCAGCAAAGGAGTTCTCCTATGGAAGTTGATCAGCATTTCATTAGGGTATATGAAGATGCCCTAAGGGAAGACGTGTGTAAGAATACTATACGTTTATTTGAAGATCAGATACACGAAGAGGTAGATGATGATGGTCGTCCCAAATTTAAACAATGGAACTTAACACAGTTCTTAGATGAGAATAGTGACGAAGGTCATTCTACGGTACACGCTGACTATAGTATTATACAGCAGTGTCTTATAGAGTCTTGTCATCACCACGTACAACAGTATATGGATGACACAGATTGTCGTGACTTCTTCCCTGCTCGTTCCCAGATGGAACAACTCAGAGTTAAAAAGTATTGTAAGGGTACCGATGATAGATTTGATATGCACGTTGATGTGGGAGATCATCAAAGTGCTAAGAGATTCTTAGCTATTCAATGGTATCTTAATGACGTAGAAGAGGGTGGTGAAACAGAATTTCGTAATGGATTGCAGATTAAACCTAAAGCTGGTACACTATTAATCTTCCCACCATTGTGGACTTACCCTCATAAGGCTAACCCTGCGGTGTCTCACACCAAGTACATAGCCACTACGTACACACACTATGTCTAGTAATGTTGAATCTATGATTGTGAATTCCCTTCTGTTTAATGAAGGGTACGTTCGTAGAGTCTTACCTCATTTAAAAGATGAGTATTTTGAAGAACTTAATAACAAGATTGTATTTGATGAGGTTAATAAGTACTTCAGTAAGTATGATGCTATTCCTACTAAGGAAGCATTGAGTATTGAGTTAGAAACACGTAGTGATTTAACTGGTGACACATATACTACTATAGTAGATTGGTTAGGTCATAGTCAGGATGAACCACACGAATTAAAATGGTTATGTGATACTACAGAGAAGTGGTGTAGAGATCGTGCAGTGTACAATGCATTGTTAGAATCTATTCAGATTGCTGATGGTAACTCTGAGACAATGGGACGTGATGCTATACCATCTATCCTTACAGATGCATTGTCTGTTAGTTTTGATAACTCAGTAGGTCACGATTACCTATATGATTCTGATGCTAGATTTGAATTCTATCATCGTGTAGAGGAGAAGATTCCATTTGATCTTGAGATGTTTAATAAGATCACTAAGGGTGGTCTAGGTAATAAGACATTGAACATATGCCTAGCTGGTACAGGTGTGGGTAAGTCACTGTTCCTATGTCATACTGCTGCGTCTCATTTGATGCAAGGTAAGAATGTATTGTATATTACCCTTGAGATGGCAGAAGAAAAGATAGCAGAACGTATTGATGCCAACCTTCTCAACGTTAATGTACAACAGTTAGAGACTCTTCCTAAGATTATGTTTGATCAGAAGATCACACGGATAGCTAAGAAGACACAGGGTCGTTTGATTGTCAAAGAGTACCCTACTGCTTCAGCACACTGTGGACATTTTAAAGCATTACTACAGGAGTTATCGATTAAGAAATCATTCACACCTGATATAATATTCATAGATTATCTAAACATTTGTTCTAGTACGAGGTTTAAAGGTGCAGTTGTCAACAGTTACACATATGTTAAAGCGATTGCTGAAGAGCTTCGTGGTCTTGCTGGAGAGTGTAACGTACCGATTGTCAGTGCTACTCAAACTACTCGTTCTGGGTTCGCTTCTAGCGATCCTGACCTTACCGACACATCTGAATCTTTCGGACTTCCTGCTACTGCTGACCTTATGTTCGCTCTCATTTCTAGCGAGGAATTGGAAGGAGAAGGAAAGTTAATGGTTAAGCAGTTGAAGAATAGATATAATGACCCTACAACTAATAAGAGATTTGTAGTTGGCATTGACAGAAACAAGATGAGGTTGTATGATTGTAAGGATCAAGCCAAGATTATTGATTCTGGTCAGAAGGATGATGAGTCCGATGATAACATAGTCAATGTCTTTGGTTCTAAAAGTAAATTTAACGATTTTAAAGTATGACTATCGATGTAGAAGGAATGCCCAATGATTTTCCTGGCTTTGGTACCCCCTCTGCTAAGAAAGTTGTTGATAAAGCAACCCATAAAGAGAAGCTAGAAATCGATCTCGATAAGTATATCGATTTTGTTGACCTCGTAACAAGTGATCCTTCAAAGGATTACGAATCACTTATGAAGAGGTATGAGGAGCTACATAAAGCAGGATGTAAAATTGAAAGACTAGATACTGCTGCCTCAGGGTTAGTTGCTGAAGCAGGTGAGTTTATGGAACTGGTAAAGAAAGTTAAGTTCCAAGGCAAAGAATATAATGCAGATATCAGAGACCATTTAATGACAGAACTGGGTGATATATTATGGTACAGTGCCCAAGCTTGTCTCGCTTTAAACTTAAGGTTAGAGGAAGTATTCTTCCGCAACACTGTTAAGTTAGCAGCAAGGTATCCAGAAGGTGAATTTACCGTTACTAAATCCGAGAACCGAGCTGAAGGTGATCGGTAACTAGACCAATGACCGAAGAGATGATAAAAAACATCTCCTATACAAAAGAGGAGGTGGATAAATTAATCGCTGCTGCCGTTGAAGAAGCTAGAGCAATCGATGAAGCTTCAATGGCAGACCATAATTTTAAGGCTACTATTATTAGTATGATTCTTGGATTTATATGTCTGGCATTATTTGTTGATGGTCTTCTTCGTATCCTTGGTATCATTCCACCATTTATGGACATAGATGTCAGTGTTGTTGATGAAATAATAGAAAGAGTCGAGGACGATGTGATGCCACTAGTCCAACAAGCAGCCACCAAAGCACAGAGGTACATACCAGGACGATGATTTTTTGGATTGGATTTTTCGTTATGTTTTTCAATGAAGGCTTCGTTATGATGAGGCACGTATCACCGTGGTTCGCAAGACGTAGGCAAGGATTCATTGATAGATTTGGTGCGAATATATGGTATAGATTTCACGGTACCCTAGACTATCTTTGGATGGGACTTGTGACCTTAGGGTTGATAGTAAACTCCAGTAGGATACTACACATAATGGTACTACTAACCTTCTGGACTCTTGCTTGGTTAATATTTTATCTACCAAGGTGGATTAAAAAATGACAACCTATTTGCAAGCTGGTGGTGAACCCATCTATGAATTCATTCTTCCTGACGAGTGTATAAAAGAATCTAATGAAGCCATCGATCAATGGATGGCACTAGATGTCAAGGGACCTGAGATAACAAATGTAAAAGCAAGACAGACCGAGTGGAATCTACAGATGCCTAAGACTGTAGAGTTCGCTCAGTTGTGCTGTAAGATGATATCTAATTTAGTATATGGTACAGGTGGTAGAGTCTTTGGTGGACTCAATGATGGTACCAATGATATAGAATATTATACAAGAGATGTATGGGGTGCTGATTATTCTCACGGAGATTATACTCTACCTCATTGTCATTTTCCAGCAGACTTTTCTGCTGTAGGATTTTTAAAGTTGGATGAGGGATGCTCACCTGTTATATTTGATCTCGCTCAATACTATCCAGCAGAGAGACAGTTGATTATATTTGATGGTAAATTAAAACATAGTGTACCACCTACTCCTGCTAATAGGAGAGTGTTTGCTATGAATTTATATAAGAAGCCAGGTACATTCTAATGAACTTGCAACCTATCTTTGCTAGTTTTCTAGCACAAGAGGTTCTTCCTTTAGATTGTGACAAGATTTTAGAATACTGTATTGATCTTGAGGAGAGTAGACCTTCCTATCATACAAATGGGTGGCAAAGTGGTCCACTAGAAGAAGATATTCCAGAACTAACTGACTATATTAATAGTAAGATCCCACATTTTTCTGAACTGTACGGTTTATCTGAGAAAGCAAACCCACAGATTAGTGACTTCTGGATCAATAGGAATAGTTTTGGACCACAGAATGCTCACAATACAGAACCACACATCCACGCTAATCATTGGATTAGTTTTGTGTTTTATCCAGAGGCAGATGAGGACACTGCACCACTTATCCTTGCCAATCCACATAGTGCCATAGAGTACACTGTACCCAGAGACTTGATACAAGAAGTTAATAACTGGAACAGTCACAGGATGATTGTAAAACCTGTCACGGGACTCTTGATTGCATTTCCTAGTTGGGTTATGCACTGGATTGATCAGTCACCAGTACCTCAAGACAGGTACAGCATAGCTTTCAACGTTACCCTATCTCATATCCATTCTAAATAGTACGTGGAGACCTGCGGAACTAATGGCACAAATCACCATAGGTGAACTTAATAAAAGTGTAGATTACTGGACTACCTTTAATTCTATGGTTAAAGACCATAAACCATTTAAGGTTATAGATGGTTTGGATTGGGCTAAAAAGACTGTCACGATTAATGCCGATGATCCTAGGTGGAAAAAGATAAAGACACCTGATGATCTTTCAGCTGCTTTCCAAGGTACGGGTAAAAAAAATCGTAGTGTTGTCCTACCTGTTTATACTGGTGCGTATGGTACATCTGCTGAAACAGATATTATTCTCACGCATTTACATAAGGATAATATTAAACAGACGACTAGAGCAAAATATAATTTGGGTAATGTAGCTGAAGGTATACTAGCAGCAGCTATGGCTGCTAGGTTTGAGAAGAAGGATAAAGATATTACTCCAACCTGCGTTGCACATATGATAAATCGTTGTATCAACGCTAAGACAGTTAACCATATAGAGTTAACATTTAAATCAAAGAACTTTATACCACCTGGATATAAGGGTGGTGCTGTACCTGATGATGATATAATACTATTCATTAAATTAGCAAAGGCAGATCTAGACTTCTTCTGTAGTAAGAAACCAACTGAAGTAACGATAAGAGAACGTATGTATAAGAGTTGCTGTCACTATTGTAATGGTAATGAGATCAGTACACTAGCCACAGAGTGTTATACAAATCTGATGTATGATAATATTAAAATTGAAGCTGATGGTAATAG